TTAACTTACTGATTTTAATAAGCCTCTGGTGTCACTTTGGTGACTATGGGGCATCATTGGGACATAATCTGTCAGCTTCTGATTCAGCATTGCGATCTGTTCTGCATTGCTGTCAGTCATCCATGCTCCGTATACATTGAATACCATCTGGGCACTTGCATGGCCCATCTGGCTGGCAATGAAGCTTGGGTTTGCTCCGGCAGATAATGACCAGCACGCATAAGTGTGTCGTGACTGGTATGCCTTTCGATGCCTGATCCCTGCACGCTTAATGGCTGTTTCCCATGAGTCACCTACAGAATCGACTTTGTAGACAAAACCTACCTGTTCGCTTTTTCTAACCACTTGAGGGTTAAACACGAAAGTACATTCATGGTTCACTGAACGTCCATATTCACGTAGTTGCACCTTGATGTTGTACTGCTTACCCAGTCTTGTCATTTCAGCCTGATTTTTCAGGACACTGATAGCGGGCTGGATAAGGTGCACAACCCTGTTTGTGCTTGCTTCAGTTTTCGGTAGAGTGAACTCACCAAGTTTCGTATAATTGCGCCTGATGGTAATTGTTCCTGCCTTCAGATCGATATCTTCCCAGGCCAGGGAGACCAGTTCACCGTGACGCATTCCTGTGTACACAGCCAATGACCACAGGTTTTTCGTCTGCTGATGTCGGCAAGCATCTATCAGGCGAATAAATTCGTCACGAGTTAGCGGATCTGGCTCTGCCCTGGCTCTTTTAAGAGGCTTAATTCCTTGGAAGGGATTTGCTTCTAAGTAACCGTGATCTGCAGCAAACTGAAACATTCCAGCGATTGTCGTCATGTAATAATTTACAGTAACAACGCTCCGTCCTTTTGCTGCTTTGTTTTTCATTGAATTCTGATACCCGGTCAGCAAATCTTTCCTGATATACAGCAATTCCTCTTTGGTTACCGATGACACCAGTCTACTGCCTCCAATTTTCGGAACCATCGTTCTTGCAACGGATTCATAGCGATTGAATGCATTTGCAGAGATTTCCATTCGTTTCAGATCCAGCCACTTTTCTTCAAGTTCCTTCACCGTAATTTCTTTTTTACTTACCCCAAAAGCCTGAAGGTTGGGGGAGTCAGGGAACTGTGCAGCATAATCAAAGCTTCCTGTGCGGATGGCAAAACATACTGATGTCCGCAGTTCCCCGGCGATCTTCCTGTTCTTGGCAGTGTCAGGGACACCAAGATTTTCCCTGACACGTTTACCTTTAAAATTAAACCAGATGCGTAATGTGCCGCCGTGGTTTTCGACGCCTGTTGGATATTTGACTTTATCCATCGATACCTCCAGACGCCCAAGAGCGATACGAGCTTACATATTTCATGATATTAAATCACCTGGGTTGTTTGTTTTTCATTGAGGCGACCCAGGCATCTATTGCTTTTCTGTTATACATACATTCACTGGAAGGCTTTGGATTACCGTCTGGTGATACGTGAATATACTCTCTTCCAACCATCCAGCATTCTTTCCGGGCCCGAAGAATTGTGCCTGGTTTGAGCCCGGTAATTGCGATAAGAACGCTTTCACAAACCCATTCATTGGGAGCCAGTTGAATCACATTGCCCATGTATTACCTCACACAACACTCAGCCCACGGCAGTGGCAACACACTTCAAACATTCGCTTCACAACTTCACGACAGTAGAAGCCGTCAACATCTCGCGTCAGGTCATAGCGATTGCCGTAACGCTGGTGGACCCATCGTTCAAATGCTTTATTCATTCTTTACTTCCTTTTTATGGCTCGTAATTTTTTCAGGTGCTTTTCCTGCTCAGTGTCCGCGAGAATTTTGCGGTACTCCTGGTGGTCAATATGTTCGAACAGGCAGTTTAACTCACCAATGCGTACCCGCCCGGATCGTCCGTCCATCCGTCGAAAGAACACTGAGTGCTCAGTGATGCGAGTAATCACCACGGGGTATCCGGCTCTGTCCGTGTATATCTGACCGCGTTGAATCAAAGCGAACATGTGGTTATCCCCATCGACAAATCGAGAACACAACAAACGCTGCTGCGAATACCACCCCCAGAGTTACGATTGCATCAGGCCAGCTCATTGATTCACCTCCTGCCTGTCGTCCGGCATTCGCTCACTACAGGTTATCCAACCATCCGGAGTTACCGGAGAGTTGCCCGATAGTGCATTCTGCTCCAGTGATGCTTTTACAAACCACGCTGCCTGAACTATAACGCCATGAATCCAGCGCAAATCAGCATCGCGATCTTTCTTTTTCATCTTTTCGCCACTTAAGGCCTTGCTTATGTGGCTGCGTACCAGGTCTTCATGTAATTCCTTCGCCTCCTCAATGGTGAAACCACCAGGCAGAAGAGCCGGAGTTACCGGAGAGCTGGTTGACGCTTCCGGGATTTCCCGAAAATTATTGGTTGACGAATTCTTGCTTTCCCGAAAGTTTCCGGACTGAAGCATGGCTGTGCGGCAGGCGTTCCATATTTCGGCAGCAATATCGCGCTCGCTATCGGTTAATTTGTACGTGGAAACATAGCCAGAGAGCATTTCTACGTTTTCCGGAGTTGCTTCTTCCGGCACTACCGGCGCTGGCGGGGCGGCAAATAGATATCCGCCAAAGTCAGGAAGCTCTCCAATGGCCTGCACGAACTTTTGTTTGCCTACGTCAACTCCTAATGGGTAATGAGCTATAATCTTTGCCACCGGCTCTGCTTCCAGCGATATCAGTGCAATTCGTGCCAGTTCTTCCGCTTCTTCTGCTGGCAGTACAACGTTGCTACCCGGTCCGTATGTTTCGCGCCACTGCTTGATTGTCAGCAGTCGCCCTTTGGTAATAGTGATCATGCCGCGTTTCCTTCTTTCTTATTAACAATCACACCGTCATATATTTCATTAAGGTGCCCTCTCAACTCCATGCGCCTTAATGCAGATAACATGTAATCGCATTCAACCTGCTTATTCCCAGTAAATGGCTTATCGTCAGGATTACCCCAACAGCAATTACCCCTGGGCCATCCATGTACTTTCCGTACTCTTCCGTTAACAACGTGAAGTAATCCCCAGCCGGGAGGTAAATCCTCAACTGAAATAATTTCCGGCTCACTAATAAAGAATCGCCAGTCGCCCATGCCAAGTGAGGGATTTTTACGGAAACGCTTTTTTCTATCTGCCAACAAGTCAGCACGAGAACACTTCGCCTCTATCAGGCATGATGCTGAATTTCTGAATCCCATAGCATCTGGCTGTTCTCCGGTACTGGTTACAGCAACAAAGCGGTCATGAAAGCAAACCTTGAACCCGTTGCGCTTAAGGAACTTGTACGCAATCTGACAGAGTTCGTGGTGTGTTAACGCCATATCACTCTCCTTTGATGCGAATGCCTGTTGCAATGCTGTTTATGATGCTGTCAGTGCATGGGGTAGAAAGCTGGGCATCTCCAGCAATTTTCATGACCTCAACATCTGCATATCGAATACCGAGGTGTATCAGACCGGCTATGCCTGACTTAAGCCGAGCATTTTCCATAAATAGAACTTTTGCCCGCTGTTTTTCTGCTTCAAGCTCAACACGCAGCTTCCCTACCGTTAGCGCAATATCCTCGTTCTCCTGGTCACGGCGTTTGATGTATTGCTGGTTTCTTTCCCGTTCATCCAGCAGTGCCAGCACGGTAGCCGGGTTAGCCTCTGCTATGAATTCAGCGTTTGCATAAGCCTGAGCATCTGATTCAATCAGGCAGTTAACATGACATTCCGCAATCACGCCACCGGGTTCTCCTTTCCATTTTTGACAAACAAAAACTCCTGTTAAATTGCCGTGTTGGTTAACAGATGTATGCCCTACGATGTAGCTTCCTTTAGTTGCTTTCTCTGCCTTTTCACGCAGTACCTGATAGTTAATGTTGCTCACTGGTTGCCTCCTTTACGGATCTGCGCTGCGATGCACGAAAAAAAAGACTTTCGCGTATGACTGTTAAGAGCTGGCGCGAACGCCGCGTTAAGAACGGCGGCATCACAGCCGTCATCGATATAGAGCGCAATTTTTTTCTCCAGGCGTGCTTTGGCTTCCTGCAACTGCATATCCCGGCACGCACGCGGGATATACTCAGCAATTTGAGCGATAGATTTTTCGTTCTGTTTAAACATGCTTCACCTCGATAGGCTTGATGGTATCGATCAGCAGTCGGCGGCGAGTATTTTCTGCAAAGTGGCGGCGTCCGGTTTCTTTGTGGTAAAACTCGTTTTTTCCGACGACCCACATCCGCTTTGTCTGGTGCAGTTTTTTTACCTGCGGACCGTCTCGGGTGATAACAATTCCTGTATGAGTTTTTATCACGCTCATTTTTTATTCTTCGGTGCTTTCGGCATTACTGCCCAGTGAGTGATATTGACGTTTTCAAGGTCCCCGACCTGAAATGTCCACAGCCATTCTCCGGTTTCTTTTTGTCCCCAGGTGTACCAGAGAGAACGCCAGCCAATTAGCCAGCCTTCTCCGTTAGCATCAAATAACAGAACACTTTCATTTGCTGGCGGCAGTTCAGCTGACACTGGTATTATTTTGTTTTCCAGTGCCGCACATTTAGCTTCAAGCGCATCGAATTTACGTACCAGGTACTCAGCATTTGTTTCATTCACTTTCAGATCTCGTGGTACACATTTCCCGCGAAGAAACCCTTCCATTTCGAAAACATTCATGCGCATTTGCGTAACTCCGATAACTCGTTAAAACGTTCCATAAACATCCCGTAGGCATGGCCTGGTGACAGTGGAATAACTTTGAACATCTCTGTCGCCGGGATACCTTCCAGTACAGGCCAGAAAGAGCCATCATCAAGCCCGAGATCGCGACGTTCGGTTGCCAGCATAATGAGATCGGCATATTTCACTGGCGTGCTCATAACAGGAGGTAACCCGTATTTCTCACGGATTACGGCGTCTATTTTTTCTTCCATCCGTTTATAGTCAGGAAGAAGGCGTTTCAGTGGAGCTGGGATGTCCTGGCAATACGCTTCTGTTGCATCATGCATTAACGCTTCAAAAGCAAATTCCTGCGGCACCAGCTGGCTGCAAAGCACCGCATGTTGGGCGACGCTGTAGAAGTGAGAAAGATGACCGGCAAAGCGACAGATATTTGAAAGGGAAACCGCGATATCGTTAATAACGATGTCATCTTTATTTATCTTGTCATAATAAAAATGCTTCCCGGAAAAAGTTTTAATAAATGACATTTTGTTCTCCACGTATATGCGCTGCACCGCGCTGAATTTGGGTAAAAGGAAGCCCTCACCATCCGGTGATTATTGAGTTAATTACGTTTCCATAAATGCCCCCGCAGGGGCATTTGCAGTAATGAAATCAGGCGGTGAAAGTACCAATAAAGGTTTCTACTTTGCTGTCTTTGAATTTCTCAACAAGCAGATCACGAAATTCGTTAGCCATATCTTCCTGCACCGCTTCCAGCTGAATAATGCGCAGAACCAGTACAGGGCGATCACCAGTGATAATGCTGAGGCGTAATTTAAACGGACGTTCTTTCAGGCCTTCAAACGGAACGCATTTAAACTCAAATGCTACTGGCATAATGTCTTTGGTTTTCGCTTCGACAGACTCCATCAAAGAGCGTTTGCCGCTGAAGTCATTATCTTCAAAATCAGCGGTCTGGTTTGCTTCAATCGTGATTTTACGGACTGCCGCAGCCGCTTTTGTTGCCTTAATAGCGTCACCATTAGCATCAAAGCCCACAAGATAGTCGGCCCAGTCTTCAATCCATTCTGCCAGTGACTTCTGGGAGTTACGCTCGCCGTTAACAGACAACAGAGCAGAGAACGGTGCTGTCTTTTTCAGTTTGAGTGTGGCGGTGTTATCTGCGTGACCTGGTTCACCAATAGTACCCAGGTTAAGCACACTGACGGCACGCATATTATCGGCATCGATAAAGCAGCGGGTGCCTTCATCTGCAAGATCTTTAGAATAACGGGTAAAGTCATCGATGCTGGCAGTGGAAAGCGCACCACGGAAACGGAAGCGATTTAAATTAAATTTTTCCAGATCATGAATGCGGAAATTCTCAGGCAATGCCACAGCATCGGCACCAATCTTACTGATAATTTCATTAACACCCTGAGCAGAAATAAGGGCATGGATTTGATTAATTGCGGTTGCGTCTAAGTTCTGAGACATAATAAGTCCTCACTATATTAAGATATTCAGTGATGAGATAAATAATCAGTTAATTAAGAACGATATTAATGACCTGCTGCGCGGAGTTTTCCGTCAGGTTCACCGGCAAGAGTCAGTAATTGTCCCTGGTCTTCCTGCAGAATAGTCAGGCGACCACCTCGATTGACATACATCGGCGTTTCGGTGGTGTCTTCTTCGGAGATTTTCCCGCGGTTAGTCGGGCGAACATATGAGAGTTTGTGTTTGATTTTCACACGGTTCTCATCAAACGGTTCGATGTCCAGATTGACCGAGACTTTACCTTTGTTTTTCGTGTTCATCACACCGGAAGCGACTTCACTGAGAACTGCGCCGAGTTTGGTTTCAAATACGCCGCCGTCCAGTTCTACGATAAATACCTGCACATCAGTACTGCGTACGCTAGCCATTTTGCTGCTCCTCATCATACCGACCCTGCAAGGTCGGTTGGTTTCTCCACAAAACAGAGAAGAACACCTGCGGTGACAGCCGCCCGGATGGATTGGGTTATGAGCCCGTCGTCCGGTGATGCTCTTCTCTGTTTTGTAAAAAGAGCGGTACCAGCCGGAAGCAAGGGTACAAACTGGTACCGCCAAAGCAGTGGCTGTTGTGGTGGGGTTGTCACTCAGGCGTATGGTCAACCTGACAATCCGGTGTCCTCAACGGGGAAAGAGTAACCCCGCCATACTTACCGCCGCGCCATTTCGCGGATTACCACAACGCTGAGAGCACTTAGCCAGTTACGGCACCACACTTTGTCGCGGTTCCATAAATGCCCTCATCGTTGCACCCTGGTCTCTTCCCAGGCGTCAAACCGGATCGCCACGCTGGTTAGGCGTCTTATCAGCATCATCATTGACTTGCACATTCCGGCTACCTGGTTTGTTTGCCCGAGCAAGGAGTGGATTGTCCCCTTTAACGTCACCAGACCGCTAACGACGCATGTGCCATACGCCGTGTTACAACCAAATTTTGTTAGTACCTTGTTTGTATGTCTGGAAAGAAAGATAAAATGAAGTTGCGCATTATGCAAGTGTTTTTATTGCGAGATATGCAATTTGGTGGGTAATGAAAAGCCACCTTCTGGTGGCTAATTGATGTTGAGGTAGGGGTTAATTGTGTCGCTTAAGGGTTTGTGACTGACTGATTAAGACCTTTCCAAAGACCATAAACCGATGTTCGTTTTCGCTGGTAATTCCCCATTCGCGGTAAATCTGATTATCAGAAATTACCAGCAGTTTATCAGGTATCATTTGCAGTCGTTTGACGTAAATTTTATCATCAAAACCAAATACATATATACCATCCCCATCAAACTGATTGATACTGATATCAACGAAGATGAGATCTCCTGGCTCAATGGTTGGACACATACTGTCCCCACGAACGTTGATAACTTTAATGTGATTGGCTGGCCGTCCGCCAAACATCGATACAGCATTATCAGTTCTGTATTCAATGGCATGAATCACATCAATGACATCACCGCCCTGGATAAGGCCATTTCCCGCACTGGCACTGACATCCAGCATTTCAATACGGAATACATCCTTCACCTGCGCAACATCCTCACCAATACTGTTTTTACATACAGTATTACTTTTGACGTCTGAGGTAAAGAGATCAGCGATATCAACACCTAAGCTCCTGGCAATATTACTCAGGGCTTGTTCAGTGAATTGTTTCTGCTTACCTGTTTCCAGGCGTGAGATATTCGCCGCATCCACTCCTATTGCTTCAGCGAGATCGGCGATTTTCATGTTCTTCGCCTGGCGAAGTTGTCTGACTCGGTTTCCTATGTTCATGCGTTTATTACATTTCTTTATTGCGCGTTAAGCAAATCAACTTGCGCAAAATATTTGCGTGAAATAATATGCTCATCACGCAATATGTGGAGGTTATATGCAATCACCATTACGGAATGTGCGTAAGGCGCACGGATTTACTTTGCAGCATGTTGCTGCGGGCGTTCAGGTCAATCCAGCGACGCTGAGTCGTATTGAAAGACTGGAACAAATTCCATCTATCGATCTTGCAGAACGTCTGGCCAATTTTTTTAAGGGTGAAATCAGCGAAATGCAGATTCTTTATCCGGCACGTTTTCAATCTAGCCAAAACCAGAATGGGTTTAAACCACAGGAACAGGAGGTAAGCCGTGGGTAATCATCACTGGAAAGTGGAAAAACAGCCTGAGTGGTACGTGAAAGCTGTCAGAAAAACTATCGCGGCGTTGCCGGGGGGTTACGCTGAAGCTGCTGAGTGGCTGGATGTAACAGAGAACGCATTATTCAACCGCCTTCGTGCAGATGGCGATCAGATTTTCCCGCTGGGATGGGCAATGGTTTTACAGCGTGCGGCTGGCACTCACTACATTGCGGATGCTGTCGCACAGTCTGCTGGTGGGGTGTTCGTATCGCTTCCTGAAATTGAGGCAGTAGAGAACGCCGATATAAACCAGCGCCTGCTGGAAGTCATTGAACAGATCGGCAGTTATTCCAGACAGATTCGTTCAGCAATCGAAGACGGTGTAGTGGAACCGCATGAGAAGACAGCAATTAACGACGAACTGTATCTTTCAATTTCGAAGCTCCAGGAGCATGCAGCACTGGTCTACAAAATCTTCTGCGCTCCAGAAAAGAGTAACGCCCGCGAGTGTGCAGCTCCGGGCGTCGTGGCGTCGATTGCTTCTGGTTGTGGAGAAACTAACGCATGAATAGTTTAACGGCAAATAACCGTTTGTCGCAACAGCTGGTGGTCAGCGTCGCTGAACACCTGTTGTTACGGCATGAATGCAGATTACCAAATCACCTGGCTGTAAGTAACCACAGAGAACTTTACCTGACTGTGGGGGGCGAGTTGTGCAGGAACTTAACCGCTGGTTTCGTGACGGAAGAGGGCTTTATGTCCATGTTATTCGTTGGGAGCCAGAAACACAGCGCGTTATCTATCTTCGCAAAGACTACCCGCATGAGTGCTTTAGTCCTTTGTGGAAATTCAGGCGTGATTTTGTTGAGTGTGAAGGACCACCAGCATATTGATTCTGCAATTCCGGGACGTTACACTGTTCAGGCACCTTATAAAGCGGGTGCCGGGATTGGCGTCCTGAAATTCGCACATGCGCATAACCGCGCTTCAGCGGTTTTTTTGCGCACGTTTCCTCACATCCAAATTATGGTGGGGCGTGCAGGGGCATCGAAAGATGCGCCGGGGTCATGTGCGACCGGTTACGCCAACCCTGTACGTCTCACCACCTCTGTGATTGGCGTCCCATGTGGTGAGTTTTCAAAATTCGCACATGAGGATGTCACTATGGCAACCACCCCTACCCAAACTCACCCTAAAATTGATGTTATCCATGGGAAGGCTGTTACCTCTTCTTTGGCCGTTGCCGAATATTTCTGCAAGCAGCACAAAAACGTTATTCAAAAAATCCAGACGCTTGAGTGCTCTGTTGAATTCACTGAGCTGAATTTTCAGCCCAGTGATTACACCGATTGCACAGGCCGCAAACTCCCTTGTTACCAAATCACCCGCGACGGTTTTGCGTTTCTTGCCATGGGCTTCACGGGGAAACGTGCTGCCCGGTTCAAAGAGGCATACATCAATGCCTTTAACCAGATGGAGAAACAGCTTTCAAATCCCTCTGTACTGAGCGACGTTGCACATAACGCCAGCGTTCTCTATTCCTACATTTCATCAATTCATCAGGTCTGGCTGCAGCAGCTTTATCCCATGTTGGCAAAAGCCGAATCCCCGCTGGCTGTAAGTCTGTATGACCGCATCAACGACGCGGCGCTACTGGCCAGTCTCATAAATTTGTCGCTGAACCCTTCAGAGGTAAGGGGGCGCAAATGATCCGGAATATTTTCAAACGGTTTACCAATCATACTTTCCGTTGTCCTCGTCCGGGTCAGTGGTACACCACGCCTGCAGGGCATGTTCTACGTGTTAGCCTGGTTGACCGTGAATGTCAGAAGGTGATTTGTGAACCGCTGGGCCGTAATTACCGCATCAGTATGCCGCTTATAGCCTTTTGCTCCGGAAAAAACATGAAGCATCTCGGAGGTGCAGCATGAGTATGGAGCTGATGGTTAAAGCGATGAAAATTCGAGTGGGTAATCCATTGCGAAAACTGGTTCTGATCAAGCTGGCTGATAATGCCAGCGATCAGGGTGAGTGCTGGCCCAGCTACCAGCATATTGCTGACCAGTGCGAGATTAGCAAACGTTCTGTGATGAATCATATTGCGGCCCTTTGTGAGTCCGGGCTGGTAAAAAAAGTCACCCGGAAAGGTGAAAAAGGTAACTCAAGTAATATCTATCTCCTTCATCTTGATGGTGCAGGAGATTCACTAGGGGGTAGTGCAAATAATTCACTATCTGGTGCAGCAAATTCACCAGGTAGTGCAGGAGTTGCACCAGGGGGTGGTGCAGGAGATTCACCCAGAACCAGTCACTCTTTTGAACCAGTCAAAGAACCAGTCAATGAACCAATAGCTGTTGGTGCATCTGCTGATGAGTCTGTGCGAGTTCGTTCAAACCGACCGGAATACTCTCCGGAGTTTGAGCAGGCATGGCTGGCATACCCCAAACGTGCTGGTGGCAATTCAAAATCTGCAGCCTTCAAAGCCTGGAAAGCCCGTTTGAATGAGGGGGTAAAACCCGAAACCATGCTGGAAGGTGTGAAACGCTACGCGGGCTGGGTATCTGCGATGGGTAACAGCGGCACACAATTTGTGAAACAGGCTGTCACGTTCTTTGGTCCGGATCGTCATTTCGAAGAATCCTGGGAAGTTCCTGCGGTATCTGCAGCCAGACGCGAGGACCCGTACTTCAAAGCCAGTTACGACAACGTGGACTACAGCCAGATCCCGGCAGGATTCAGGGGGTGATCATGAGTCTTTTGAATGAAGTTCAGAAATTCATTGAAGCCCATCCGGGGTGTACTTCCGGAGACATTGCGGATGCTTTTGCAGGTTACTCACGGCAGCGCGTTCTGCAGTCAGCAAGCAAGTTACGTCAGAGTGGGCGTGTGGCTCACCGTTGTGAAGGAGATACACGCAGACATTTCCCGCGCCTGACTGAGAGAGCACAGGAGCCGGAACCACAACCAGTTCGTGAAACCAGACCTGTGCGCAATTTCTGTGTCGGCACTAACGACCCGCAGGTGATTTTGTGCCTGACTCGCCAGGCGGAAGAACTGGAGTCCAGGGGCTTATTCCGTCGAGCTGCAACGGTGTGGATGGAGGCATTCCGTGAAAGCCACTCCCAGCCAGAACGAAACAATTTTCTGGCGCATCGTGAGCGGTGCTTACGGAAAAGCAGCAAGCGCGCTGCATCGGGTGAAGAGTGGTATCTGTCAGGGAATTACGTGGGGGCTTAATGAGTAATAAATATTGCCAGGCGCTGGTGGAGCTGCGGAACAAACCAGCCCATGAACTGAAGGAAGTGGGCGATCAGTGGCGCACGCCGGACAACATTTTCTGGGGAATTAACACCCTGTTTGGCCCGTTTGTTCTGGATCTGTTCACTGATGGTGATAACGCCAAATGTGCCGCTTATTACACTGCGGAAGACAACGCGCTGGCGCATGACTGGTCTGAACGTCTTGCGGAGCTTAAAGGTGCTGCCTTTGGTAATCCCCCGTACAGCCGCGCCAGTCAGCATGAGGGGCAATACATCACCGGCATGCGTTACATCATGAAACATGCCAGTGCCATGCGTGATAAAGGCGGGCGCTATGTTTTCCTGATCAAAGCTGCCACCAGCGAAGTGTGGTGGCCGGAAGATGCAGATCATATTGCTTTTATTCGCGGGCGTATTGGTTTTGAACTGCCTGCCTGGTTTATCCCGAAAGACGAAAAGCAGGTGCCAACAGGTGCTTTCTTCGCTGGTGCTATTGCTGTTTTCGACAAGACCTGGAAGGGACCGGCAATCAGCTACATAGGGCGCGATGAACTTGAGGCATGTGGTGAGGCGTTTCTGGCGCAGGTTCGCCAGCAGGCGGAAAAACTGGTCAGGGAGATGGCGGCATGACGACGTTAACTCAATGCCAGCAGCAGGTGCTGGATATGCTGATTTCTTATCAGAAAGAACGTGGCTTCCCGCCAACCAATCAGGAGGTGGCAACCATGCTGGGATACCGTTCGGTGAATGCAGCGGTGGAGCATCTTCGCGCACTGGAGAAAAAAGGCGTCATCACGATAAAGCGTGGCGTGGCCCGGGGGATAACGCTTCATACTGCGATGAAGGACGACGACAGCGAGGCGGTCGGGATTATCCGCGCACTGCTTGCCGGTGAGGAAAACGCAAGGCTGCGTGCAACCCACTGGTTACATGAGAGGGGCCTGAAAGTATGAAGCTAATACTGCCTTTTCCGCCCAGCGTGAACACGTACTGGCGACACCCCAACAAAGGGGCGTTTGCTGGTAAGAGCCTGATAAGCGCGGCGGGGCGAAAATTCCAGAGCGCGGCGTGTGCAGCAATAGTTGAGCAGTTACGTCGTCTGCCGAAACCAACGTCGGCACCTGCTTCAGTGGAGATCGTGTTGTTTCCTCCGGATAACCGGATCCGCGATCTGGACAACTATAACAAGGCGCTGTTTGACGCCCTGACCCACGCGGGTGTGTGGGAAGACGACAGTCAGGTGAAAAGAATGCTGGTGGAGTGGGGACCGGTTATCCCGGAGGGGAAGGTCGAGATCACTATCAGTAAGTACGAAAAAGCGAGTTGCAAATTAGCAACTCGGTAACGGAATTGAGCAACACCCTAAATTTGGGTATTACCTCGTTAAAGATACTGTATTTATGAACAGTGTATCCTTGATAACTATTAAAAATCGCAGTAAGTTCATCCTGCATCAACGAAAAGGGAGTGCAGTCCCGCTCGTGGATAAAAATTTGTGGAGAAACCAATGAATCAGTTGCTTGTAATTGATGGCGTTTCTGTGCGCCAGTACTTCGAATCTAACTACTGTCTTAACGACCTTCAGAAAGCTGCTCTTCTTGCCGCTGGTGAGAATCGCTCCTCCCGTTCGCTGGAAGTTCACGAGTTTATGCGTCGTCCTGAAACGAAGGCTCTTGTGGAATTATTGGAAGAAGAAACTACGGGAGATTCCCGTAGTATTCCTGTCATCACCATTCAGGGGCGCAATGGTGGGACGTATGTCTGTAAAGAGCTGGTCTATGCATATGCAATGTGGATCAGCCCGGCATTCAGCTTAAAAGTGATACGTACTTTTGATGCGCTTCATAATTCATCACCAGAAGAAACCACATCCGACAAAATTAAATCCGGGGTCATTCTGCTTGAATCAGCAGCAAAGACTCTAAATCTGTCAAACTCCTCGAAACTTGGTGCATACCAGAAATTATCAAAGGTAGCTGGTCTTCCTGAACTTATGCCGATCTATGCCATTGATGCACCTGCTGATGCGCCAGATGGTTCAAGCCGCCCTACGCTGTCGCTGAGTGCACTGCTGAAGCAGTATGGTATCCGCCTGACGGCTAATCAGGCATATCACCAGATGGCGAAGCTGGGGATCGTTGAACAACGCGAACGATACAGCCGTACCGCGATTAACAACATCAAAAAATTCTGGTCGCTGACCGCGAAAGGCTGCATGTTCGGCAAGAACATCACCAGTCCTGCAAATCCGCGCGAGACGCAGCCGCATTTCTTCGAATCCCGATTTCCTGAGCTGTTAAAGCTGCTCGATACCGTTCATTGAGGTGACTGTGAGAGCACTACTGACCCCTGAAATTGCCCCGCGTATGGGGATCGTATTGTTCAGGCCAGGTTCAGAGCTGATGCCCCTGTTTATGCAGGGGCGTGTCCTGCTGGAGCCTGAGCCGGAGCGTTATTCATCTTTCGCCAGTGGTGCCGTTCCGGCGGCATCACAACCGCTGGCGGATGATCCTGCCGTTCGGGCCGTGTTCCGCCATGAGGCAGTGATCCGTCGTGCTGGTGGCGTGGAATGTCTTGAAAGCTGGTTACTTCGTGAAAAAGGCTGCCAGTGGCCTCATTCCGGATGGCACAGCGAGAACATGACCACAATGCGACACGCTCCGGGTGCAATCCGTCTGTGCTGGCACTGCGATAACCAGCTGCGCGATCAGTTCACGGAACGGCTGGAATCAATGGCAACGGATAACTGTGCCCGCTGGGTGTTGTCTGTTGTGCGTCGGGATCTCGGTTTTGATGACAGTCACGTTGTGACAATGCCGGAACTGTGCTGGTGGCTGATTCGTAATGACCTGGCGGATGCCTTACCGGAAAGTGCAGCCCGTAAGGCACTGAGATTACCGAAGCCTGTTGTGCCGTCTGTCACCCGGGAAAGTGACCTTGTGCCTTCGGTTCCTGCCACCAGCATCATCCAGGATAAAGCGAAAAAGGTGCTGGCGCTGAAAGTGGATCCGGAGTCGCCGGAGTCTTTTATGTTACGCCCCAAACGTCGCCGCTGGGTTAATGAAAAGTACACGCGCTGGGTTAAGACGCAGCCGTGTGCATGTTGTGGAAAGCCTGCTGATGATCCCCACCATCTGATAGGCCACGGTCAGGGGGGAATGGGTACAAAAGCGCATGATCTCTTTGTGTTGCCTTTGTGCAGAAAGCATCACGACGAGCTGCATGCGGATACCGTGGCATTTGAAGAGAAGTATGGCTCCCAGCTGGAGTTGATATTTCGTTTTATCGATCGTGCGCTGGCAATTGGTGTGCTGGCCTGATTTTGTGGAGAAAGTTGATGCGTGATATGTATGAAGTAATGGATCGTTGGGGAGCTTGGGCTGCTTCAGACAATAGCGGAGTGGACTGGCAGCCGATAGCGGCTGGTTTCAAGGGACTTTTACCTCATGGCAAAAAGTCACGGATTCAGTGTGATGATGACGAAGGCATCATGATAGACAGTTGTGTGGCTCGGTTGAGAAGGTATAAACCAGAGGAATATGAGCTCATCATCGCCCACTTTGTTATCGGTATCTCATTACGTACTATTGCGAAGAAGAGAAAATGCTCTGATGGCACAATTAGGAAGGAACTGCAAACTGCAATGGGGTTTGTTGACGGCTGTTTAGCAATGTTAGCTTATAGTATGGCATAAAAAATAAAATAGATTTACTGCCGATTTTTCAAAAAAGACTGGGAACTGTTTATATCCAACGTAAATAAGGCCTCCATAAAACATGGCTGATGCGAGATATTTAACAGTTCTCATCCTTTTTTTAGCTTTATCAATCAAACCTGTAATGCTACTCTTAATACTATCTGCATTATCTTTGATTTCTTTATTTTCTTCAAACTTTAAATACTTATCGAAAGCGGACTCCACTCGAGAACGTAAGTTGTCGAATGTTTCATTGAATATCTCAATAGAAATGTAATTGACTTTTTTTATCATCCAGAGTCCTGCGATAATCAATATTGCTTCGGTTGTTTCATTAGCCTTCACTAAGCCACCAGCAGCTATTAATGCACCGGGAATAGTCAATGCTTTTGTCTGATTAGATGATATGAATTCGTTAATTTTACTCGTGAACTCAAGATTTTTCTCATCGAGTTCGTTAAGAATTTTATTTACAGAAAACCTCTTTGTGTAAATCTCATATAGTTCATCATATTTTTTCCTGACGAGTTCAGTAGAGTTAAGCAAGTCAAAGAAATTGAACGTACCATTTGCTTTAAATACTTCGTTTATGGCTGAGCGTATAACGAGCTTGCGCTCGCTTTTGTGTAAATCATTGATTTTTATTGTGTCGAGAAGCTCCTTTATAATTTCATATTTAAGAGACGAGTTCGATAAGCGATTAATCTCGCTATATTGTAAAAAATGCGTGAGTTCGACTGTATAACTTTTGTCTTCATTGGTGAAAAATAAGACAGAGCAGTCACTGTTATGATGATCAGCAATTAATGAAAGGATATCTTTCCACATAAAGAAAATATGGATTTTTTCGATGCTTTCATTCTTAGAAGTAGGGAGTATTAACGGCGTTCCGATGATATAATTTTTCGGAAGAGCGTTTTGGGTGTTTACTCTAGACCAAAAAGACTCAACATTCTCATAAATTATAGCGTCATCCCAAGATGAAGCTTGGCGATCTAGCCAAATTTCATTATTTTCGATGCAGGTTGTTGCCTTTTTATAACCTATAGATTGTAACAGTCTAATTATTTCAGAACTATTTACAATAACAATGCTTTCTTCAAGACTTATGACAGTGTAGTAGCCCTCAACTCTGCTTGAGGCTCCGTTAATAATCTGCGCTAATCTTGATAAGTCATCAGCAATTGTCATTATTAGCTGTCTCTATATCTTTTGAGTTCATCATAATTTGCCTGACTCAATTTTATCACAATTTCGCATTTGTTGTCAGTGAGAATTACAGGCTTATTTGACTTTTCGTCTCCAATAGCTCCACGCATTATTTTCAACTTAAAATTATTGTCGTTATCTGCCACTTCAATTGTAAGCGCGCTTTCAGCTGCTTTAGGAGTTGGTTCAAATTGAGGGTCAATCTGGAAACCATTAAGATTAACAAAATCGACAAACGTTCCCTTACATTTGTGTGAATCAGTCAGGCATGAGTCAATTATTTTTGAAATATCCTCTATCTTAACGGACTTATTTCCGTGTTTATCTTTTGATTTTTTTTCCAGTAAGGATTTAACTTCATTGTCAATAGTATCACGCAGTACACGACCGAGTGAGTTTTTACTAGCAAAAATATCTATAGCACTGAATAATTGCTGAATGCTTCTTTTATTGTCCGAATCATGTCGGCAACCTAATGAGTCTTTGAAAAAATCGCTTTTAGATTTACCTTGCAAGAAATGTACATATGAGTCACCCTTGTTTTCTGGATAACTGGCTTCGAATAAAGTTAAATCGAACATCGCAGCCTGCCGTAAGGCATCGGTATTAATTGGATTTAATCTTGTTGGGGTCAACTTATCCGAATCAAAGTCATAGGCGCTTTGTTTATCAACCATTACGATTAGAAGTTTCCCCAAATCCTCTGGTTCGGTAGACTTATAGTGGATGAAAACAACGCTCCCCCCCTGAAGTTGGGCAACTCTCGATTCGTTATTAGCATTATGTTTAAGCTTCTCTATTATAGCTCTAGATAAATCAATGAATTCATTATTTTTATTAATGTATTTTTTTAGGATCGTAGGAATGGATGAAGGGTTGTGATCTGAGTCTAGGAAGTTATGAAATTTGTTTTTTCGGCTAAATTTTTTCTCAATTCTGGTTATGAATTCAGATGTGACTTCATTTTTTAGATCCCAAACTTCACCTAATCGATAATCAAATGCTCTTGAATCATTTTTTTCAAGATTTGCTGTTACAGCACCAATAGGAAAGTACGATTGTTTGCCCAGCACTACAACATGAGGCGTGGCACCGCATTTATCGCAAGCTACAGTTGGGTCGTCAAGAACATTGCCACATTCTAAACAAGTTATATCCATTATATATCCCGAATTATAAGAATGAATTTTTATGTGGCTGAAAATTCTATCAAAACACTAACGCGTACGCAAAAAGTATTGTATTGTGTTAAGAGTGGTTACTTCGCCACACAACTTAAACCCGCCACTGAGCGGGTTTTTTGTACCTGTAAACTTGGTGCAGTACAGTAAACACGCTGGTGGTCGTGAATACTGGCTTTTTATCTTGCTGGCTTTTTAGACAAGAGTTATTGGTGTGTCACGTTAACCGGAAAAGGGAAAAAGACATGCTAAAACAGCAGGATATGACAGAAACCGCCAGAGTGGTGTTTAATGAATTAAGCGTTAACGACCCGGCGACAGTCGGGGAGATTGCGCAGAATACTTACCTTTCACGCGAACGCTGCCAGTTAATACTGACCCAGCTTGTTATGGCGGGTCTGGCAGACTATCAGTGCGGTTGTTACAGACGCCTTCAGTCCTGAAGGCTTTTTATTTGTGGTGAATGGGCGGCTGGTGGGGGGGCGACACCTGTCAGTCCTTTGCTTATGTGTTGATGATAATTTACCTTTTGGGGCTATAATTGAGCTAACCAATTGCTAATGAAAGTAAAATTATAATGGCTGTTGTCTGTTCAGTTATCATGGTTTGCTCCCCAATTAATATTTTTCTTGAAAAGGATACGTTGTCACTTAAGCCAGGCTCAGTTGTTCTGGCCACCAAATGCATCAGGGAGCTTTTCCTTATGCATTATGGCAAAGTTAAAATTGTCGATATAAGCGAATCCGTCGTAAGTCAATATCTGGAAAGTCAGCATAAGCTGACGAGGACTCGTCTGACTGACATTCCGCTTTACCTGTTGCTGGAACCCAACAATCCTGCGTTGGCTGCGGCTTTAATTACCAGCCAGGGATTTTCCGGAGAGGCCACGGATATGTTTCTTATGATGGCCTGCCTGTCTCTGTTTGAAACAGATGAACGGATGTCATTGTTTTTAAGTGGATGTTTATCCAGCATAAGTGCCAAAGTCAGGGCGATAATTCAGACAGATATATCAGCAAGCTGGACGCTTGGTGCGATTGCTCTACAGTTGCATATGAGTGAGAGTTTGTTAAAGACAAAACTGAAAAATGAAGGGGGCATGTTCAGTCGCTTGTTGCTGGAAGAGCGGATGCGTGTTGCTGTAAATATGTTATGTTCCCGGCATGGATATGGACAGGCTATAGCAGAAAAATGCGGTTATTCAAGCAGGTCCTACTTTATTTCTGTATTTCACCGCTATTATGGCTTCCCGCCAGACAGATATGTATCCAGGCAAGGGCTTGATTATTGATTTTCATCTGATTATTATTTTTTGGCTCGGCCCTTTAGCTCAGTGGTGAGAGCGAGCGACTCATAATCGCCAGGTCGCTGGTTCAAATCCAGCAAGGGCCACCATCACATACCGCCATTAGCTCATCAGGAAAGAGCGCCAGCCTTCGAAGCTGGTTGCGCGGAGTTCGGGTCCCCGAAGGCGGTTCATTATCTGTATCCTGCGTTGTTAGCTCAGCCGGACAGAGCAATTGCCTTCTAAGCAATCGGTCACTGGTTCGAATACAGTAGAACGCGCCACACTTATTTTCCCTGGCTCGCTTTTGCGGGCTTTTTTTTAAATGTCTCACAATTCAGGCGGTTGACTGTTGTCTGGTTTGCGGGGAGTTTGTTAAAAGAAACTGGCATGGTGAATCCCCCTGTGCGGAGGGGCAATCAGCGAGTAGGTATATGGGATAATCGCGGATTCAGGTGCTGGTACTGAATTCACCGGGAGGCACCCGGCACCATGCAATGGCACATAGTGCCACTCTCCAGCCCCTCTCCGGAGGGGCTTTCTTATGGACAAAAAAAGCCCGCGCAGGGAGACGCGGGCGGCAAGGAATAAACAACAAAACGTGAAGTAATATTTCAGCTGGCGAATAATATCCGACAGTAATCACTCTGCGCAATAGCGCGGCCTTTTTCGTATTGCGGGCTGTTGTCTATCTTCTGCCATTGTCCTGTAACTTCCGGACTTCAGCCCGCTCCTCATTTTACTCACAATATTATCCAGGCCGGGAGGATTCATGGCATTTAAACACTATGACGTGGTCAGGGCGGCGTCGCCGTCAGACCTTGCGGAGCGACTGACACAAAAACTGAAGGAGGGGTGGCAGCCATTTGGCAGTCCGGTGGCCATCACGCCTTATACCCTGATGCAGGCCATTGCGGCGGAAGGTGATGTCACCACACCTGTGGTGGTGAAGCCGTCGGATGGAGAAGGCGCAGTTATCAGCACCACCAGCAACCCGGAGTATTACTTTGTTGTTGCCCTGGCCGGGCAGTCAAACGGTATGGCGTATGGTGAAGGGCTTCCGCTGCCGGAGACATATGACCGTCCGGACCCGCGTATTAAACAGCTGGCGCGTCGCAGCACTGTCACGCCGGGTGGTGCGTCCTGTAACTACAATGACATTATTCCTGCGGACCACTGCCTGCATGATGTTCAGGATTTGAGTAAGTTTTCACACCCGAAAGCTAGCGCAGCTCAGTATGGATGCGTGGGGCAGGGATTACATATCGCGAAGAAATTGTTGCCGTTTATTCCGGCGAATGCCGGTATTCTTCTGGTTCCGTGCTGCCGTGGTGGTTCTGCATTTTTGGCGGGCGATGAAGGTACCTTCAGCGAATCCACCGGCGCAAGCGAGACCTCGGCACGCTGGGGTGTAGATAAGCCACTGTACAAGGACCTGCTTACCCGTACTCAGGCCGCACTGAAGGCTAACCCTAAAAATATTCTGCTTGCAGTGGTCTGGATGCAGGGCGAGTTTGATTTGAAACAGGGTGCATACGCCACTCAGCCGGGGCTGTTTGATTCCATGGTGGAAAAATATCGTTCTGACCTGTCGGAATTCGGAGGTCAGTGTCTCGGGGGCTCTCCGTCATCGGTTCCCTGGATTTGTGGCGACACGACCTACTACTGGAAGCAGACTTATTCTTCGCAATACGATGCGGTGTATGGTGCATACAAGACGAAATCCGCAAAAAAAATCTTCTTTGTGCCGTTTATGACGGATGAAAACGGGCGAAATGTGGGTACCAACGAGCCGTCAGAAGATCCGGATGTTGCGGATATTGGGTATTACGGAGCCGGTGGTCGAACGGACGCCAAAACCTGGACGACGGCCGACCGTAAAACGCATTTTGGATCATGGGCACGTCGTGGGATTATTTCCGACCGTCTGGCAACGGCGATTCTTGTGCATGCCGGGAGAACCGCTGAATTCATTACCGGAAAACAGCCTGATACGGTGAAGCCCACCGGACCTTCCGGTGAAGGTACGGAGAGAGAGCCGGAAGCCCCGGTCAGTAACCGAACCCTGATGAGTCTGCTGGCGTCCGGCGAAGACCTGGCATCACAGGGCTGGCGCTATTATCACAAACCGGCGAGCGGAGACAATGTTAACAAAAACATTGCTGAAGCGGTGGTCAGTGATGCGGGGGCTACGGGAGGTAAGGCCCTGCAACTGAATAAACCGGAAAACCACATCTGGTTTCTGGAGCATGATGCAGCCGGACAGGGAGTGGAGTTACTGAAGAAGGGGGGACGTGTGAGCGTACGGTTTAAGTTGCCGGGTTCACTGGTGCCGAATCGGTTTGCCCTGGGCATTTACTGGCAGTTGTCGTCCCTGCCGGAGGGAGTGACGCTGGCAGAGGAAGGCAACGACATGCTGATGTCCTTCTTCCTGCAGACGGATGCGACGAACCTGAACGCGATGTACCACAAGAAGCCGAATGCGAAGCTGGATACGTTCGGGGTCTTTGATAACGGATGGCACACACTGGCTTTTGAGTTTGCCGGAAACAACAGCATTCAGGTGACGCCGGTACTGGATGAGAAACGGGGGACGCCGTTCACACTGGTGAAATCTCCGGCATCAGGGGCGGCGGACAAACTGCAACTGACAGGCATATCAAAGGCGGCGACATATACGCTGCTGATTGACAGTGTGAAGGTGGAAGTGAACAACGCGGATGCCGCGGCATGATAAAAAAAGCCGCCAGCGGCAGGAACGGAAGCTGGCGGAGGTAATCCCAATGGAGAATGTAAAGAAAAGATGCTTTCGTATATCGGTTTTTTAAATGAAAACAGTTCTCATTGTCAACCATAACGGTAAGAAACTATGACATTTATTCATCAGGTGATGCTGTACTTCTGTACGGCGGTCTGTGTGCTGTATCTTCTTTCGGGTGGGTACAGGGCAGTGCGCGATTTCTGGCGCAGGCAGATTGATAAAAGGGCCGCAGAGAAAATCAGCGCCAGTCAGTCAGCCGGAGCAAAAACAGAAGCCCCACTCATTCCGGAACAACCTTCTTAATAACCCATTTCAACGAGAAAATCCTATGTCAGAAATAAAATCGCTGGTCACTGCTGAGGCAGTGAAGGAAGTTCTGCGCTCTGAAGAAGTCCGGAGCGCACTGAAACAGCAACTTCGGCAGAACCTTGAGGCGCGTCTTGATGCAGAAGTGGATTCAATTCTGGATGAACTGCTGGGCGCACCGACTGTTCCGGAGCCGGAAGGCATTGCGGATGACAGTGCTGTTTCAGATGGCGTCGGGTCTCAGCCTGACGGTAGTGAAGGGCCTCAGCCTGACGGCGAAATGATGATGTAACCATGCGCAGGGGGTGTCGGTGTGAGCTGATGCCCCACTTGTTGTTGTGAGCTTCCGGATTGCGGGAGACGGGGTATGTACCAGATGGAAAAAATCACAACAGGTGTGTCATACACCACGTCAGCGGTGGGGACGGGCTACTGGTTCCTGCAGCTGCTGGACAGGGTTTCCCCGTCTCAGTGGGCGGCAATAGGCGTGCTGGGGAGTCTGTTGTTTGGGCTGCTGACATATCTGACTAACCTGTATTTCAAAATCAGAGAGGACCGTCGTAAGGCGGCGCGGGGAGAGTAAAGCGATGAAGAAAAAATACGAACTGGTTGTTAAAGGGATAAATAATTACCCGAATAAGATTACTGTTACTGTGGCACTGGAAATTGGTGGGTATCCGTCACTGTTGTTGCCAGATGTGGCGATTAGTCTTGACCGTACTGAAGGTGCCACGCTGGAGTTTTACGAAGCTGAGGCGAAAAAGCAGGCGAAGCAGTTTTTCATGGATGTTGCTGCCGGGTTATGTGAAGGGAACGAACCGTTGCCGGAAAAGCGCCCCATAATTTTAGAGGCGCAGGATGTGTTGATAACCTACAAAGGAAAGCTACCGGGAAGAATTACTGGTTCTCTGAAGATGCCGCCGTCAACACTGCGGTCAGAAAAAGAGGCGTCTTGTCTGCAGTCTGAGTACTCCATTACGGTTAAAAGTGCCGGAGAGGAAGGAAATAAACGTTATTTTATTGCGTCTGCACCTGATAAAGATCAGGAATGGGAGTGTAACCGGCCATCCTTTGTTGTATACGGAGATGGCGGGAAAATAACCATCTCAGAAAATGGGAAATTAACACCGCCATCGCACCAGCATAGTGAGGCGCTCATTGAATTTGCCATTGATTACCTGAAGAACAATAAAAAGCAGGGGCTGATGAAGCGCGTTGGCCGTTGCATGGGATATCTGCAGATAGCTGCTGAGATTGAAGCGCTGGCCAGTGGTGCGGACAAGGATGCAGTTGTGCGGGAGGCTCTTCTTCGTGATTTTGATAATCCGCCCTTTAAAAAAGTGCCGGCTTACTGGTTTCATCCAGGACTGACTTATCTTAAAGGACGTATATAAGCTGGCTCGTTATCTGTTGCCGATAAATCCTGATAAATATCCATGAACACCAAAATCAAATACGGCCTGTCGGCTGCCGTTCTGGCGCTGATTGCCGCTGGTGCGCCTGCGCCTGACATTCTCGACCAGTTTCTGGATGAAAAGGAAGGTAACCACACCACGGCATACCGTGATGGCGCGGGTATCTGGACCATCTGTCGCGGTGCCATTCTGGTGGATGGTAAACCTGTCGTCCCGGGCATGAAGTTGTCGAAGGAGAAATGCGACCAGGTTAACGCCATCGAACGTGATAAGGCGCTGGCATGGGTGGAGAAAAACATCAGAGTGCCATTGACCGAACCCCAGAAAGCGGGGATCGCGTCATTCTGTCCGTACAACATTGGTCCCGGTAAGTGTTTCCCGTCGACGTTTTACAGACGAATTAATGCTGGTGATCGCAGGGGAGCATGTGAGGCGATTCGCTGGTGGATTAAGGACGGTGGCAGAGACTGCCGTATTCGCTCAAATAACTGTTACGGTCAGGTATCCCGTCGTGACCAGGAGAGCGCGCTGGCGTGCTGGGGAATCGACAGATAAGCAGAATATTTTGCTAATAAATGACGTTGGCCAAGGCGGACGGATAACACGAAATCCTGCGAACTGGCAAAATGTAAGTGAATAAAAGTAAAAACCCCGTTTGTTGGCAGCAAGCGGGGTTTTGTTTTTATGGCAGTAAGCTATGGGAGGCTGCCTTGATTGATTTTAGCAAACTGATTAGGGAGTTGCGACTCATGATTAGTCAATTACCAAACTGGAAATTTTTGCTGGTCTGGAGCATCCCTTTTTTATGGGTAGTATCCCAGTTAATTGTGGCAATTAAGGGGTAGCTATGTCAGACAAACTCATAACGCCGGCAAAGGTCCTGTGTGTGATTGTCGGTATTTCATTTTCACTAATGCTGGTTGCTCTTTTTCTGTCCCTCGCCTGGGTGATGTTGTCTTCGTCGGGGCTGCTGGGGTGACAGTGACTGATGACATCAGCAGAGCGCTGGCTTTTGCTATTAAGTGGGTGGCTGTTGGTATTGCTGTGTCTCCGATGCTGTATGGGCTGGCAAAACTGGTCATTGCGCTGAAATCGTGAACTTTAAAAAGATGAGTGCTGAACTTATTCGGGCAATGGCATTTGCCATTCGTATTGTGGCCATTGCTGTTCTGGTCTGGACAATCCGTTGGTGGTGATATGAACCGTGTTCTGTGTGTGGTGATTATTGTCCTGCTGGTAGCCTGTGGTGTGCTTAGTCTGGGGCTGAATCATTACCGTGATAACGCCATTACCTACAAAGCCCAGCGCGACAAAAATGTCAGAGAACTGAAGCTGGCGAACGCGGCAATTACTGACATGCAGATGCGTCAGCGTGATGTTGCTGCGCTCGATGCAAAATACACGAAGGAGTTAGCTGATGCGAAAGCTGAAAATGATGCTCTTCGTCGCAAGCTTGATAATGGTGGCAGGGTGCTCGTCAAAGGAAAATGCCCTGTGCCATCCTCAGCCGAAACCTCCAGCGCCTCCGGCATGGGCAATGATGCCACCGTCGAACTCTCTCCAGTTGCTGGACGAAACGTTCTCGGTATCCGGGACGGAATTATCCGCGACCAAACAGCACTGAGAACGCTTCAGGAATACATCAGGACGCAATGCCTTCGATGATAGCGATAATTTTACTCATCATCCTTCACATCTGGCTCTGTAGACAGGGTGGTGATCACTTCTGGAGTGAATCCAGATTTAACATCTCATTGCTGATGCTTGATATTGAGCATCTTGCGCGCGGTAAGGGGCTGCGTTGAGATAAGAGCCAGTCATCACAAACACCAGGATTTAGCCTCGCATTCGCGGGGCTTTTTATTGCAACAAAGGTAAAGACGATGGATGAAGAATATCGTAAAGACCTGCAATTGTGGTTTGGCCTGACGCATGCGTCGTTCTGCGTGATGCCGAGAGTATTCATGGAGGCTATGCCGCAAGAATGGCAAGAGAAGATGGCGCAGTTGCTTTTTGAGTATGGCGACACGATCAAAACGGATGTCTGCGGAGTTCACTGCTGTTTCGTTACTGCCAAAGACGGCAACAACCGCTTTATGAGGATGCCAGAAGATATTCTGAACTATCGTCATCCCCGGCGTGAGTTCATCGAATCATTTCTGAAGAAGTAGCCATTACAAAGTCTATCTGCGGGGGGCTTGATAAAGGTGCTTTCACCTCGCTTAGCATGGTATGTTCTGACTACCAACTTTTTGGGAGGACACATGGAACTGATAAATGGACGGCCAGGCAGAGATTTTATAGTGGGAACATATACCTACTCAGAAATTAAAGATCTTAACTTCATGGCTAAGGAAGAGAAAAGAGCTCGTGAAGAGCTAAAGCATCGGGGTTACGAATTGGCGTATATCAAGGCGGACTCTGAATGTAACGGGATGTTTGTCAGGGCGTACCGGGTCTATACTGACAAAGCGCCATCTAATGTCTAAATATACCTCGGGCGGTTTTTTACGTTCATTACCGTACGCAATTACAGCAGGCATTCATTGAGTGCCTGTGATAATGATTTATCAACGTGCTTGCAAACGGTATTCTAGACCTCCAATTATCCTAAGGAGGTTTTTGTGGTTAAAAATTTAGAATACATGAAGGGGATGCTTGAGGTATTTTTGAAAGCGAAAACTCCCTTTATATCTACAAAAGACTTAGCTAATGCGGGGTACGATATCTGCTCGAATGAAGGGATGTTTCATTATCTACTTCTTATTGAGCAAGGTTATATCAGTAATAAAGATCTAATAACGGATGACATAACTAAACTGGGCTACATGCGCCATTGTGGCCATATGCTAGATATGGGTACCGACGTGCGACTATCTGCGCAGGGACAAGAATTCGCCCAGGCATTAAATGAACCTACGGTTTTTGAGAAATTAAAGTCAATGAGCGATGCCCCTTTGAGTACAATCAAAGATGTTGGGCTGGAGTTAACGAAGGCCTATTTAAAGAAGAAATTTGGCCTCGAGTAAAATTTCTACCCTCACGAGTTAAGTTGTTTTGTGATGGTTATTCGCAATGAATATCTTTAGCCACTGGCATTTGCTGGTGGTTTTTTTATGCGCATCCCTCGCGCACCACAAAGGGAGTCTTTCAGTAGTGATTCTGAATATCAGTGTGATAAACGTATTTGACAATCATTATCATTTTTGGTGGGTCCTTTCCGGCGATCCGACAGGTTACGGGGCGGCGACCTCGCGGTTTTTCACTATTTATGAAAATTTTTCAGGGAAAATCGTGTCGGTACTTCTCGAATATAACTTTTTGTTTTTTTTAATATTGCATCCGTAAAGGTCCGACATGAAAGTGTCCGAAAATGCCTTTTTCTGGCGTTTTCATGTCGGGCCTTGTATTTGATAATGGGTTGTTTTCATGAAGGTTAATAAAAAGAGGCTTGCCGAAATTTTCAACGTGGACCCGCGGACGATTGAACGCTGGCAGTCTCAGGGACTCCCTTGCGCCTCCAAAGGTAGTAAGGGCATTGAATCTGTATTTGATACTGCCATGGCAATTCAGTGGTATGCGCAGAGGGAAACTGATATCGAAAACGAAAAGCTCCGCAAAGAACTGGACGATTTGCGTGCGGCAGCGGAGTCAGATTTACAACCCGGCACCATTGACTATGAACGCTACCGGCTCACAAAAGCGCAGGCAGATGCGCAGGAACTGAAAAATGCCCGTGAAGACGGAGTAGTGCTGGAAACTGAACTGTTTACCTTCATTCTGCAACGTGTGGCACAGGAGATTTCGGGGATACTTGTGCGTGTGCCGTTGACATTACAGCGTAAATATCCGGACATTTCACCATCACACCTTGATGTGGTGAAAACTGAAATCGCGAAAGCCTCCAATGTTTCAGCTAAGGCCGGTGAAAACGTGGGCGGGTGGATCGATGATTTCAGACGCGCAGAAGGCAGCTAATGCAGCCGGTGCGATAGCAACAGGGCTTTTATCTCTCATTATTCCTGTTCCACTGACGACAGTTCAGTGGGCCAATAAACATTATTACCTTCCTAAAGAGTCGTCTTATACCCCCGGGCGGTGGGAAACACTGCCGTTTCAGGTTGGCATCATGAACTGTATGGGCAACGATCTGATTCGCACGGTTAACCTGATTAAATCTGCCCGTGTTGGTTATACAAAGATGTTGCTGGGAGTGGAGGCTTATTTTATTGAGCATAAATCACGCAACAGCCTTCTTTTTCAGCCCACGGACTCAGCTGCTGAAGATTTTATGAAATCTCATGTTGAGCCAACGATAAGGGATGTTCCTGCATTGCTGGAGCTGGCTCCATGGTTCGGAAGAAAACACCGCGATAATACGCTCACCCTGAAGCGTTTTTCCTCCGGTGTGGGGTTCTGGTGTCTGGGTGGTGCGGCAGCAAAAAACTACCGTGAAAAATCCGTGGATGTGGTCTGTTATGACGAGCTTTCCTCGTTCGAACCGGATGTTGAAAAAGAGGGTTCGCCAACCCTGCTTGGGGATAAACGTATTGAGGGCTCTGTATGGCCAAAATCCATTCGCGGCTCGACGCCTAAAATCAAAGGCTCCTGCCAGATCGAAAAAGCCGCTAACGAGTCGGCACACTTCATGCGTTTTTATGTGCCCTGTCCGCACTGTGGGGAGGAGCAGTATCTGAAATTTGGCGATGAATCCACGCCTTTTGGCCTTAAATGGGAGAAGGACAGCCCCGAAAGCGTTTTCTACCTCTGTGAACATCATGGCTGCGTGATCCATCAGTCTGAGCTTGACCAGAGCAACGGGCGGTGGATCTGTGAAAACACGGGGATGTGGACCCGTGACGGTCTGACGTTTTTCAGCGCCGCGGATAATGAAATTCCGCCGCCGCGCTCCATCACGTTCCATATCTGGACGGCGTACAGTCCGTTCACCACCTGGGTACAGATTGTCTATGACTGGCTGGATGCACTGAAAGATCCCAACGGCCTGAAAACCTTTGTGAACACCACGCTGGGCGAGACCTGGGAAGAGGCCGTGGGCGAAAAACTCGATCACCAGGTACTGATGGATAAGGTTGTGCGTTACACGGCGGCGGTGCCTGCCCGGGTGGTTTATCTGACGGCGGGCATTGACTCGCAGCGAAACCGTTTCGAGATGTATGTCTGGGGATGGGCTCCGGGAGAGGAAGCCTTTCTGGTGGATAAAATCATCATTATGGGGCGTCCCGATGAGGAAGAGACGCTGTTACGTTTGGATGCGGCGATCAACAAAAAATACCGCCATGCAGACGGAACCGAAATGACTATTTCCCGTGTCTGCTGGGACATCGGGGGGATCGATGGCGAAATCGTTTATCAGAGGTCAAAAAAACACGGTGTTTTCCGGGTGCTGCCGGTAAAAGGCGCATCTGTCTATGGCAAGCCGGTGATCACCATGCCAAAAACCCGCAATCAGCGGGGCGTGTATCTGTGTGAAGTGGGGACGGACACCGCAAAAGAAATTCTCTATGCCCGTATGAAAGCCGATCCCACGCCTGTGGATGAAGCCACGTCGTATGCCATCCGTTTTCCTGATGATCCGGAGATTTTTTCGCAGACAGAGGCGCAGCAACTGGTCGCGGAAGAGCTTGTGGAGAAGTGGGAAAAAGGAAAGATGCGTCTGCTGTGGGATAACAAAAAGCGGCGTAACGAAGCGCTGGACTGCCTGGTGTATGCCTATGCGGCATTACGTGTGTCCGTGCAACGCTGGCAGCTTGATCTGGCTGTACTGGCAAAATCCCGGGAAGAAGAGACGACCCGGCCAACCCTTAAAGAACTGGCAGCGAAGCTGTCCGGAGGAGTGAATGGTTACAGTCGCTGAACTACAGGCGCTGCGTCAGGCGCGCCTTGATTTATTAACCGGTAAACGGGTGGTGTCTGTCCAGAAAGATGGTCGCAGAATTGAATATACGGCGGCTTCTCTGGATGAGCTTAACCGGGCGATCAATGATGCGGAGTCGGTACTGGGGACAACCCGGCGTCGCCGTCGTCCGCTGGGAGTGAGGTTATGAAACGAACGCCTGTCCTGATTGATGTGAACGGCGTTCCGCTTCGTGATAGTCTCAGCTACAACGGGGGCGGTGCAGGATTTGGCGGGCAAATGGCTGAGTGGTTGCCACCGGCGCAGAGTGCCGATGCAGCCCTGCTGCCCGCGTTGCGTCTGGGGAATGCCCGGGCAGATGATCTGGTGCGCAATAACGGAATAGCGGCCAATGCGGTGGCCCTGCATAAGGATCATATTGTCGGGCATATGTTTCTGATCAGCTACCGTCCGAACTGGCGCTGGCTGGGGATGCGGGAGACTGCGGCAAAAAGTTTTGTCGATGAGGTGGAGGCGGCCTGGTCGGAATACGCCGAAGGGATGTTTGGCGAGATCGACGTAGAAGGGAAACGCACGTTTACGGAATTTATCCGTGAAGGTGTGGGCGTTCATGCGTTTAACGGCGAAATCTTTGTGCAGCCGGTCTGGGATACGGAGAGCACGCAACTGTTTCGTACGCGTTTTAAAGCCGTGAGTCCGAAACGGGTGGACACGCCAGGACACGGTATCGGGAACCGTTTTCTGCGGGCCGGTGTGGAGGTTGATCGATATGGCCGTGCCGTTGCGTACCATATCTGTGAGGATGATTTTCCTCGCTCCGGGAGTGGACGATGGGAACGGATCCCGCGTGAACTTCCCACCGGGCGTCCGGCCATGCTGCATATTTTCGAGCCGGTGGAGGACGGGCAGACCCGTGGAGCCAATCAGTTTTACAGCGTTATGGAACGGCTGAAGATGCTCGATTCCCTGCAGGCAACACAGCTTCAGTCGGCCATAGTGAAGGCGATGTATGCAGCGACGATTGAAAGTGACCTTGATACCGAAAAGGCCTTTGAATATATCGCCGGTGCGCCGCAGGGGCAGAAGGATAATCCGCTTATTAATATTCTGGATAAGTTCTCCACCTGGTATGACACGAATAGCGTGACGCTGGGCGGTGTCAAAATTCCGCACCTTTTCCCCGGTGATGATCTGAAACTTCAGACCGCGCAGGATTCAGACAATGGATTTTCGGCGCTTGAACAGGCGCTGCTGCGGTATATCGCCGCCGGTCTTGGCGTTTCCTACGAACAGTTGTCCCGTGATTACTCGAAGGTCAGTTATTCAAGTGCCCGCGCCTCCGCCAATGAGTCGTGGCGCTATTTTATGGGGCGGCGAAAATTTATTGCGTCCCGGCTGGCCACGCAGATGTTTTCCTGCTGGCTGGAAGAGGCACTTCTTCGGGGGATTATTCGTCCGCCACGGGCACGTTTTGATTTTTATCAGGCGCGATCAGCCTGGTCACGGGCTGAGTGGATTGGAGCCGGAAGAATGGCCATTGACGGGCTCAAGGAGGTTCAGGAATCAGTGATGCGCATTGATTCCGGACTGAGCACGTATGAGAAAGAGCTGGCGCTGATGGGCGAGGATTATCAGGACATTTTCCGCCAGCAGGTCAGGGAATCTGCAGAGCGGGAAAAAGCCGGACTCTCACGTCCGGTGTGGATAGCGCAGGCGTATCAGCAGCAGATAGCGGAGAGTCGCAGGCCGGAAGAGGAGACAACACCACGTGAGACGTAATCTTTCACACATTATTGCCGCAGCATTCAATGAACCGCTGCTTCTGGAGCCCGCCTATGCGCGGGTTTTCTTTTGCGCGCTCGGGCGCGAGATGGGGGCAGCAAGTCTTTCGGTACCACAACAGCAGGTACAGCTTGATGCACCCGGAATGCTGGCTGAAACGGACGAGTACATGGCCGGAGGTAAACGACCGGCCCGTGTTTACCGGGTGGTGAACGGTATTGCTGTACTGCCGGTGACCGGCACGCTGGTGCACCGGCTGGGCGGTATGCGGCCATTTTCCGGAATGACAGGCTATGACGGCATTGTCGCCTGTCTTCAGCAGGCAATGGCAGATAGCCAGGTGCGGGGCGTACTGCTGGACATTGACAGTCCGGGCGGGCAGGCCGCCGGCGCGTTTGACTGCGCTGACATGATTTACCGCCTCCGTCAGCAGAAGCCGGTCTGGGCACTGTGCAATGACACGGCCTGTTCTGCAGCCATGCTGCTGGCGTCGGCCTGCTCCCGACGGCTGGTTACCCAGACATCCCGTATCGGCTCCATTGGCGTGATGATGAGCCATGTCAGCTATGCCGGTCATCTGGCGCAGGCCGGTGTGGATATCACGCTGATTTACTCAGGGGCGCACAAGGTGGATGGCAATCAGTTTGAAGCGTTGCCGGAAGAGGTTCGCCAGGACATGCAGCAGCGGATTGATGCGGCGCGCCGGATGTTTGCCGAAAAAGTGGCGATGTATACCGGTCTGTCTGTTGATGCAGTCACGGGAACAGAGGCCGCCGTTTTTGAAGGTCAGTCCGGCATTGAGGCCGGGCTGGCGGATGAATTAATCAATGCGTCGGATGCCATCAGCGTGATGGCTGCGGCGCTGAACAGTAATGTCAGAGGAGGCACTATGCCGCAATTAACTGCAACGGAAGCTGCCGCGCAGGAGAACCAGCGAGTGATGGGGATCCTGACATGCCAGGAAGCGAAAGGACGTGAACAGCTTGCCACGATGCTGGCAGGGCAACAGGGCATGAGCGTTGAACAGGCCCGGGCGATTCTGACCGCGGCGGCACCGCAGCAGCCGGTGGCATCCGCGCAGAGTGAAGCCGATCGCATTATGGCGTGTGAAGAAGCGAAAGGTCGTGAACAACTGGCGGCAACGCTGGCGGCGATGCCGGAGATGACGGTGGAAAAAGCCCGCCCGATCTTGGCTGCCTCACCGCAGGCGGATGCCGGGCCCTCACTTCGTGATCAGATCATGGCCCTGGATGAGGCAAAAGGGGCAGAAGCGCAGGCTGAAAAACTGGCGGCCTGCCCGGGAATGACCGTGGAGAACGCCCGGGCTGTGCTGGCTGCGGGATCAGGTAAGGCCGAACCGGTCTCTGCATCCACAACCGCCCTGTTTGAACATTTCATGGCGAATCATTCACCGGCAGCGGTGCGGGGTGGCGTGTCACAGACGTCAGCAGACGGTGATGCGGACGTGAAAATGCTCATGGCCATGCCATGAAGTCAGTGCTGACCATCAATATGAGGTTTTTACAATATGGTAACGAAAACCATCACTGAACAACGTGCAGAAGTACGTATTTTTGCCGGTAATGATCCGGCTCATACCGCCACAGGCAGCAGCGGGATTTCTCAGGCAACACCGGCACTGACGCCCCTGATGCTGGATGAAGCCAGCGGGAAACTGGTGGTCTGGGACGGACAGAAAGCCGGTAGTGCGGCTGGCATACTGGTACTGCCGCTTGAAGGCACAGAGACGGTGCTGACGTATTACAAGTCGGGGACCTTTGCGACGGAGGCAATCCGCTGGCCTGAAAGTGTGGATGAACACAAAAAGGCCAACGCCTTTGTCGGCACAGCCCTGAGTCACGAGGCGCTGCCGTAACACGTTATCAGGCCACCGCGTTGGCCTGACTGATTTCTGAATGAAAGGAACTGATTTATGGGATTGTTTACGACCCGCCAGTTACTCGGTTATACCGAACAAAAAGTGAAATTTCGTGCGCTGTTTCTGGAACTGTTTTTCCGCCGTACGGTGAATTTCCACACCGAAGAGGTGATGCTGGACAAAATTACCGGAAAAACGCCGGTGGCAGCCTATGTCTCCCCGGTTGTTGAAGGAAAAGTGCTGCGTCATCGTGGTGGTGAAACCCGCGTGTTACGTCCGGGCTACGTCAAGCCGAAACACGAATTTAATTACCAGCAGGCGGTGGAGCGCCTTCCCGGTGAAGATCCGGCGCAGCTGAACGACCCGACCTACCGTCGTCTGCGTATCATCACCGATAACCTCAAACAGGAAGAGCACGCCATTGTCCAGGTGGAAGAAATGCAGGCGGTGAATGCCGTGCTGTATGGCAAATACACCATGGAAGGAGACCAGTTCGAGAAAATTGAGGTTGATTTTGGCAGATCGACGAAGAATAACATCATACAGGGTAGCGGTAAGGAGTGGTCAAAACAGGACCGTGACACGTTCGACCCGACATATGATATCGACCTTTTCTGTGATCAGGCCAGCGGTCTTGTGAATATTGCCATCATGGACGGTACCGTCTGGCGTCTGCTGAATGGCTTTAAGCTGTTCCGCGAAAAACTGGATACTCGTCGCGGCTCAAATTCACAACTCGAAACGGCAGTGAAAGACCTGGGGTCGGTGGTGTCCTTCAAGGGGTATTACGGTGATCTGGCTATTGTGGTGGCGAAAACATCTTATGTGGCAGAGGACGGTACCGAAAAACGTTATCTGCCGGAGGGCACGCTGGTCCTGGGAAATACGGCTGCTGAGGGCATTCGTTGCTATGGTGCCATTCAGGATGCGCAGGCGTTGTCCGAAGGTGTGGTGGCCTCTTCCCGTTATCCGAAACACTGGATGACCGTGGGCGATCCGGCCCGTGAATTCACCATGACGCAGTCCGCTCCGCTGATGGTGCTGCCGGATCCGGATGAGTTTGTGGTGGTACAGGTGAAATAATCCGTGAGCGGGGGCGAAATGCCCCCGTGTCTTTTTTCACAGGGGGCTGGATATGGCAACAAAAGAAGAAAATCAGAAACGTCTTCGTGAACTGGCTGGCCTGCTGGGGCGCGAGGCGGATATGTCGGGGAGTGCAGCGGATATCGCACAGCGTGTGGCAGAGTGGGAAGAGGAGGTTTGCGCATCGGAAAATGAAATCGCAGATGTTGATGATACCGTTTATGAGCAGGCATACAGGAACACCGGTGAGGATGCTTTCGGTATTCTGGAACGTATCATGCTTCTGAAGTGTTTTTACCTGTGCGGTGTTGACGATGAAACAGGTGAGCCTGTTGAGCATGTTGATGCTGGCAGAGTAATTCTGATGCCCCCCTCAGTGGCAAAAGACATGGTCAAGAGTGGAATGGCCGTTTATGCGTGATTTTCAGAATGCCTTCGATGCTGCCCTCGCCGGGGTGGACAGCACGATTGTTGAAGTGATGGGACTCTGTGCGCAGTTCACCTCGGGGGCACAGCGTGGTGGCGAAGTTCAGGGGGTTTTTGACGATCCGGAGTCGCTGGGTTTTGCCGGTGGCGGGGTCCGTATTGAAGGAAGCAGCCCGTCATTATTTGTGCGGACGGATACGGTTCGGGCTGTGCGGCGTGGTGACACGCTGACCATTAACGGCGAGATGTTCTGGGTGGATCGTGTTTCTCCGGATGACGGGGGAAGCTGTTATCTCTGGCTCAACCGTGGGCAACCACCCGCTGTTAACCGGCGACGATAAACGCAGGGTGAAATTATGGCGATAAAAGGGCTTGATCAGGCGATTGATAATCTGAGCCGGGTTCGTAAAAACGCCATTCCGGCGGCTTCAGCAATGACGATTAACCGCGTGGCCACAACGGCGATTAATCAGTCTTCGTCACAGGTTGCCCGGGAAACCAGGGTGAGACGGAAACTGGTTAAGGAACGGTCCAGACTGAAACGGGCGACGGTCAGAAATCCGAATGCCAGAATCAAAGTTAACCGGGGGGATTTGCCCGTAATCAAGCTGGGTAATGCGCGGGTTGTCCTTTCGCGCCGCAGGCGTCGTAAAAAGGGGCAGCGTTCATCCCTGAAAGGTGGCGGCAGCGTGCTTGTGGTGGGTAACCGTCGTATTCCCGGCGCGTTTATTCAGCAACTGAAAAATGGCCGGTGGCATGTCATGCAGCGTGTGGCCGGGAAAAATCGTTACCCCATTGATGTGGTGAAAATTCCGATGGCGGTGCCGCTGACCACGGCGTTTAAACAGAATATTGAGCGGATACGGCGTGAGCGCCTTCCGAAAGAGCTGGGCTATGCGCTGCAGCATCAACTGAGGATGGTAATAAAGCGATGAAACATACTGAACTCCGTGCAGCCGTACTGGATGCACTGGAGAAGCATGACACCGGGGCGACGTTTTTTGATGGTCGCCCCGCTGTTTTTGATGAGGCGGATTTTCCGGCAGTTGCCGTTTATCTCACCGGCGCTGAATACACGGGCGAAGAGCTGGACAGCGATACCTGGCAGGCGGAGCTGCATATCGAAGTTTTCCTGCCTGCTCAGGTGCCGGATTCAGAGCTGGATTCGTGGATGGAGTCCCGGATTTATCCGGTGATGAGCGATATCCCGGCACTGTCAGATTTGATCACCAGTATGGTGGCCAGTGGCTATGACTATCGGCGCGACGATGATGCGGGCCTGTGGAGTTCAGCCGATCTGACTTATGTCATTACCTATGAAATGTGAGGACGCTATGCCTGTACCAAATCCAGTAATGCCGGTGAAAGGTGCCGGGACCACACTGTGGGTTTATAAGGGGAACGGTGACCCTTATGCGAACCCGCTTTCAGACGTTGACTGGTCACGTCTGGCAAAAGTTAAAGACCTGACGCCCGGCGAACTGACCGCTGAGTCCTATGACGACAGCTATCTCGATGATGAAGATGCGGACTGGACTGCGACCGGACAGGGGCAAAAATCAGCCGGAGATACCAGCTTCACGCTGGCGTGGATGCCCGGAGAGCAGGGGCAGCAGGCGCTGCTGGCGTGGTTTAATGAAGGCGATACCCGTGCCTATAAAATCCGCTTCCCGAACGGCACGGTCGATGTGTTCCGTGGCTGGGTCAGCAGTATCGGTAAGGCGGTGACGGCGAAGGAAGTGATCACCCGCACGGTGAAGGTCACCAATGTGGGACGTCCGTCGATGGCAGAAGATCGCAGCACGGTAACAGCGGCAACCGGCATGACCGTGACGCCTGCCAGCACCTCGGTGGTGAAAGGGCAGAGCACCACGCTGACCGTGGCCTTCCAGCCGGAGGGCGTAACCGACAAGAGCTTTCGTGCGGTGTCTGCGGATAAAACAAAAGCCACCGTGTCGGTCAGTGGTATGACCATCACCGTGAACGGCGTTGCTGCAGGCAAGGTCAACATTCCGGTTGTATCCGGTAATGGTGAGTTTGCTGCGGTTGCAGAAATTACCGTCACCGCCAGTTAATCCGGAGAGTCAGCGATGTTCCTGAAAACCGAATCATTTGAACATAACGGTGTGACCGTCACGCTTTCTGAACTGTCAGCCCTGCAGCGCATTGAGCATCTCGCCCTGATGAAACGGCAGGCAGAACAGGCGGAGTCAGACAGCAACCGGAAGTTTACTGTGGAAGACGCCATCAGAACCGGCGCGTTTCTGGTGGCGATGTCCCTGTGGCATAACCATCCGCAGAAGACGCAGATGCCGTCCATGAATGAAGCCGTTAAACAGATTGAGCAGGAAGTGCTTACCACCTGGCCCACGGAGGCAATTTCTCATGCTGAAAACGTGGTGTACCGGCTGTCTGGTATGTATGAGTTTGTTGTGAATAATGCCCCTGAACAGACAGAGGACGCCGGGCCCGCAGAGCCTGTTTCTGCGGGAAAGTGTTCGACGGTGAGCTGAGTTTTGCCCTGAAACTGGCGCGTGAGATGGGGCGACCCGACTGGCGTGCCATGCTTGCCGGGATGTCATCCACGGAGTATGCCGACTGGCACCGCTTTTACAGTACCCATTATTTTCATGATGTTCTGCTGGATATGCACTTTTCCGGGCTGACGTACACCGTGCTCAGCCTGTTTTTCAGCGATCCGGATATGCATCCGCTGGATTTCAGTCTGCTGAACCGGCGCGAGGCTGACGAAGAGCCTGAAGATGATGTGCTGATGCAGAAAGCGGCAGGGCTTGCCGGAGGTGTCCGCTTTGTCCCGGACGGGAATGAAGTTATCCCTACTTCCCCGGATGTGGCGGACATGACGGAGGATGACGTAATGCTGATGACAGTATCAGAAGGGATCGCAGGAGGAGTCCGGTATGGCTGAACCGGTAGGCGATCTGGTCGTTGATTTGAGTCTGGATGCGGCCAGATTTGACGAGCAGATGGCCAGAGTCAGGCGTCATTTTTCCGGTACGGAAAGTGATGCGAAAAAAACAGCGGCAGTCGTTGAACAGTCGCTGAGCCGACAGGCGCTGGCTGCACAGAAAGCGGGGATTTCCGTCGGGCAGTATAAAGCCGCCATGCGTATGCTGCCTGCACAGTTCACCGACGTGGCCACGCAGCTTGCAGGCGGGCAAAGTCCGTGGCTGATCCTGCTGCAACAGGGTGGTCAGGTTAAGGACTCCTTCGGCGGGATGATCCCCATGTTCAGGGGGCTTGCCGGTGCGATCACCCTGCCGATGGTGGGGGCCACCTCGCTGGCGGTGGCGACCGGTGCGCTGGCGTATGCCTGGTATCAGGGCAACTCAACCCTGTCCGATTTCAACAAAACGCTGGTCCTTTCCGGCAATCAGGCGGGACTGACGGCAGATCGTATGCTGGTCCTGTCCAGAGCCGGGCAGGCGGCAGGGCTGACGTTTAACCAGACCAGCGAGTCACTCAGCGCACTGGTTAAGGCGGGGGTAAGCGGTGAGGCTCAGATTGCGTCCATCAGCCAGAGTGTGGCGCGTTTCTCCTCTGCATCCGGCGTGGAGGTGGACAAGGTCGCTGAAGCCTTCGGGAAGCTGACCACAGACCCGACGTCGGGGCTGACGGCGATGGCACGCCAGTTTCATAACGTGACGGCGGAGCAGATTGCGTATGTTGCTCAGTTGCAGCGTTCCGGCGATGAAGCCGGGGCATTGCAGGCGGCGAACGAGGCCGCAACGAAAGGGTTTGATGACCAGACCCGCCGCCTGAAAGAGAACATGGGCACGCTGGAGACCTGGGCAGACAGGACTGCGCGGGCATTCAAATCCATGTGGGATGCGGTGCTGGATATTGGTCGTCCTGATACCGCGCAGGAGATGCTGATTAAGGCAGAGGCTGCGTTTAAGAAAGCAGACGACATCTGGAATCTGCGCAAGGATGATTATTTTGTTAACGATGAAGCGCGGGCGCGTTACTGGGATGATCGTGAAAAGGCCCGTCTTGCGCTTGAAGCCGCCCGAAAGAAGGCTGAGCAGCAGACTCAACAGGACAAAAATGCGCAGCAGCAGAGCGATACCGAAGCGTCACGGCTGAAATATACCGAAGAGGCGCAGAAGGCTTACGAACGGCTGCAGACGCCGCTGGAGAAATATACCGCCCGTCAGGAAGAACTGAACAAGGCACTGAAAGACGGGAAAATCCTGCAGGCGGATTACAACACGCTGATGGCGGCGGCGAAAAAGGATTATGAAGCGACGCTGAAAAAGCCGAAACAGTCCGGCGTGAAGGTGTCTGCGGGCGATCGTCAGGAAGACAGTGATCATGCTGCCCTGCTGACGCTTCAGGCAGAACTCCGGACGCTGGAGAAGCATGCCGGAGCAAATGAGAAAATCAGCCAGCAGCGCCGGGATTTGTGGAAGGCGGAGAGTCAGTTCGCGGTACTGGAGGAGGCGGCGCAACGTCGCCAGCTGTCTGCACAGGAGAAATCCCTGCTGGCGCATAAAGATGAGACGCTGGAGTACAAACGCCAGCTGGCTGCACTTGGCGACAAGGTTACGTATCAGGAGCGCCTGAACGCGCTGGCGCAGCAGGCGGATAAATTCGCACAGCAGCAACGGGCAAAACGGGCCGCCATTGATGCGAAAAGCCGGGGGCTGACTGACCGGCAGGCAGAACGGGAAGCCACGGAACAGCGCCTGAAGGAACAGTATGGCGATAATCCGCTGGCGCTGAATAACGTCATGTCAGAGCAGAAAAAGACCTGGGCGGCTGAAGACCAGCTTCGCGGGAACTGGATGGCAGGCCTGAAGTCCGGCTGGAGTGAGTGGGAAGAGAGCGCCACGGACAGTATGTCGCAGGTAAAAAGTGCAGCCACGCAGACCTTTGATGGTATTGCACAGAATATGGCGGCGATGCTGACCGGCAGTGAGCAGAACTGGCGCAGCTTCACCCGTTCCGTGCTGTCCATGATGACAGAAATTCTGCTTAAGCAGGCAATGGTGGGGATTGTCGGGAGTATCGGCAGAGCCATTGGCGGAGCTGTTGGTGGCGGCGCATCCGCGTCAGGCGGTACAGCCATTCAGGCCGCTGCGGCGAAATTCCATTTTGCAACCGGAGGATTTACGGGAACCGGCGGCAAATATGAGCCAGCGGGGATTGTTCACCGTGGTGAGTTTGTCTTCACGAAGGAGGCAACCAGCCGGATTGGCGTGGGGAATCTTTACCGGCTGATGCGCGGCTATGCCACCGGCGGTTATGTCGGTACACCGGGCAGCATGGCAGACAGCCGGTCGCAGGCGTCCGGGACGTTTGAGCAGAATAACCATGTGGTGATTAACAACGACGGCACGAACGGGCAGATAGGTCCGGCTGCTCTGAAGGCGGTGTATGACATGGCCCGCAAGGGTGCCCGTGATGAAATTCAGACACAGATGCGTGATGGTGGCCTGTTCTCCGGAGGTGGACGATGAAGACCTTCCGCTGGAAAGTGAAACCCGGTATGGATGTGGCTTCGGTCCCTTCTGTAAGAAAGGTGCGCTTTGGTGATGGCTATTCTCAGCGAGCGCCTGCCGGGCTGAATGCCAACCTGAAAACGTACAGCGTGACGCTTTCTGTCCCCCGTGAGGAGGCCACGGTACTGGAGTCGTTTCTGGAAGAGCACGGGGGCTGGAAATCCTTTCTGTGGACGCCGCCTTATGAGTGGCGGCAGATAAAGGTGACCTGCGCAAAATGGTCGTCGCGGGTCAGTATGCTGCGTGTTGAGTTCAGCGCAGAGTTTGAACAGGTGGTGAACTGATGCAGGATATCCGGCAGGAAACACTGAATGAATGCACCCGTGCGGAGCAGTCGGCCAGCGTGGTGCTCTGGGAAATC